AAGCCTTAGCGAGCAAGGTCTGAGCACTACAGGCGGCCTTGAGCGGACCCCCAATCAGTTGATCCATGGGGAGACCACCGAACTGGTCCGACATCTTTACGAGTTGATCTGCCACTGTTTACTCCTACGGAATCAGCTTTATTAGCTGGTCATCGATTCTTGCGTAACCTTCTGGGGGCTCACTGCCCTTGAAGATCAGCTTGAGTTTAGCAGCATTGTTTTCTTTTTTAAACCATGATGGCGTATTGGCGCATGGCCGAACCATTAGCTTGCCTTTTTTCTTGTCCGCCGTAAGCCCAGATATTTCAACAGACATCTCAACTTCAAGCGTATCGACACGCAAGCTTTGACCAGTGGTGAGCGATTGGAGGGGGACCGGAACTCTTTTTTGTACCAGTGCTCCATCTTCCCATGTTGGGATTTCCATGACGACCATGCGAGGTGCATATATGTGTCTTCCGTCGTCATCTGTAATCGGTTCACCCTGTTCATCGAGTTTCAACTCCCAGAACTCTTGATTGGTGATTGAGTCAAGTTCATGACGCTCAGCTATATCCGTCGCTGCTATAACTGCTGATTGAATCGAGTGTACAATGTCATCTAAAGAATGATCAGCCACGCTATCTCCAAGCTATGGGGTGATTGGTTCGCCTGCGCCTTGACACTCTGGACAGTTCAGTTCTCCGAACCAAATGTGTCCACACTCAATACAACAACGCCTAAAAAGTTCAATCACCTTTGCCATTTTTCAATCCGTAGTTGTCTCTGGCCCAACCAGAACCTTTCAGCGAAAAATTAGTTGCGCTTATTTTTCGTGTCATTTCAGAGATACACTGCAAGCAAGTGGGGCTTGGATCCCCAAATGCTTGCAGTATTTCTTTCTTTGCACCACAGTCTTCACAAACGTATTGGTACAACGGCATCGTATTTAGTCGTTGAAAACAACGGGCTCAGGCTCTGCTTCTGAGTTGATCGTTGTCGTTGTTGTGGTTTTGTCTGCGATTGCGACAACGAGTTGCTCGATCAGTCCAGCGAGTCGAGAATCATCGGTTTGGCGACTAGTCAATGCTTCTACAATTTCTGTTGGAATAGGACTGTTTTGGACATTTACTGTTGTCGTCACGGGTGCCCCGTTATTGTAACTAAGGTCAACGTTGTTATCTACGTCAACAAACTTGACTACGACATAAAGTCTTTCAACATTTGCAGTGTCGTGATCAATCTTGGTTTCGAATTCGATAATCTTCCAATCACCATTTGGCTGACTATTGCGAATAGTTTTAGCCATTCCTGCGATTGTAGCATTGAGCATATTGGCCCAAGTAGGTTCCGTTACCTTCCCTTGGAGATTGTGAAGTGGCCAAGAAGAATCTGCCAATCGTGTCCTAAAGCCATCACAATTTGATGCATGAACTTCATCCAGTTTCTGCTCAGAAAACACTTCATTCACTACACGCATCAACAGTGATGTTTGATTAATTCTTGGGTTTTCATTTTCATTATTAGTTGCTTTTGCTCGCTCACCGAATGGATTTTTAGCTTGCTTCGCTTCTTCAAATAGACTCATTACGTTCTCCTTTACTTACGTGAACGATTGGTTTTTTTACTTTCAACTCTCAAATTTTTCTTCGAGTTGTTCTCAGGGTTTCCATCTTTATGGTGTACGTCTTTACCGTCACCTTTTTCAACTCGGTTCATCGCGGCCATGAGGCGACGGGCAAAGTTTCTACCAGCGCGCCTTTTTTTTTGTTTGGGCTTACTGTGATAATCCCTGTACTCTTTTTTGTAATCACGGCCCATGATTCCCCTTAGTCTTCTAAAAGTGTTTCTTCTTTATCATTTTGTTGAACAAGTTCATCCAACTGATCCGACAACACATTCATAGTATTCATCTCTGGTACTTCGTTCATATCAACAACTTTGATGTCTTCAGAAGGTGCATCCTGAATACCATCGTGTTCATATGCACTCGTCGTTGTATCATCCATGGCCACGATGCCGCGAGCAAACGCATATCGAAGTCCAGTCTTAAGAGCCATTTCGATTGGCCATTGACCCCATGGAGATTGTTTTGCATTGCGCTTGTAAGCATCTGAATTTGCCCTACGCTTTTCGATGTCAGCTTTTCGAATAACAACGAAGTCTTTGCTTCCATCTTTGTAGTGCGCGACTACATACACTGCGACCAGTGTGTCCCATGACTGAGATGCTGAGAGGTCAGGAACGTGCTCCAGCTTTGGCTCTGTTCCCTCGATTACGTGAAATGTGTCGCTTTCAAAGACTGCCTTAGTGCGTAGACGTACACCGCTGCGAGCAGCGAGTTTTGAAAACCCTCGGTGTGATACTTGCCATTGCAGACTCTTGCCCCGTGGCAACAGGTATACATCTGGCAGTGGTCCACCGGGCATGAGACCAGTCATGGCTGACAAGGCTACAGCCTGAGCTACCGATGCTGGGTCACAACCGTACAGTCTATCGTTAGTCTGAGCAGCCTGACGGAATGCCAGTGCGACTCGTCCTGCTGCCTTTGCACCTTCTTCCGTACCTGCCATTGCTTGGAGGAAGTCAGATGCTTTAGACTCTACGACGTTGCGAAAGTGATGTGCTGGGTGAAGTGCATTGCTCATTTGGATTCTCCTGTGTATTGAAACCTGAATGTTCTTGTTGGTTCGCCAAGCTTAACGTAACTCTTGGCCAGTTCTGGGTGATCAGACTCGAATGAAGCCCGATCGAATCGACTACGTGGCTTGCTCTGAGACCACGTTGCTACACCACTGATACCATATGCGGTGCCTATTTCCTCTTTGATTTTATTTTCGAGCATTCTTTTTTTATCATCAAGCTCAGCGCACTGGGCTCGGACTTGGCGTAACTGTTGAGCGAGATCGAGGTGCGATTCTGATGGCTCGATAAACTCTTTTGATTCTTGCTCGAACAACTTAGCCAGTGAACGAGAACAGGACGTGGAGCCATCGACTTCTGGAGGTGTTCCGCCTCGGATGTGTCGATCATACCAGTCCCTGACATAGTCAATCATCTTGCTTTCGACATCGCGATCTCTATGTATGATGAAGGATCGGTACTCGTCGTTCATGGTAGCGAAGGCGGCTAAATCACAACGGTCGTCATCGGTCACTGCCATCTGCCAAATGCACTGAGCAGCATAGTATGGCGGCACGCCGTTGCCACCTGAGACGCCCCACTTATGATCGAACTTGCGGGTAGATTTAATTTCCAGCAACCACTTTCCCTGTTCAGAATCTACGAAAAAGTCGGGTCGAGCATGCATCCATGACTCAGGACCAATCAATGGCTCGGCCTCGTATTCTGGACCCTTCTTGATCATGACGTTGTTAAGGTGAGCATAGTGTGCCCCAATGGCTGGTTCGAGAATGTGACCTCTCTGTGTGGCTGCTGATGACGAGCTTTCAGTAAGCCCATGTGATCTTGACCATACGTCCCATGGACTGCTCCATGGAGAAAGTCCCAAGATTGCTCCTACACTGCTGCTGCCTATAGTTGGTAGATTATCGTTCATTAGTAGTCTGTTCCTTTGCTTGACTGTAGAGTATCACGATGTGATGATATTTACATCACCTCAATCGGACATTTTCTGACTGGATTTTTTATGGACATTCGATCGTATCGAGAGAGTCAACCTGCATTCAACAGCCGATTTGGGTTCTGCAAGTGGATCAATGAGACACTTATGCAGACCGGTCTCAGCATTTCAGTTCCCTACTTGCGAGACTTAGAATCTGGCAGGTCGATACCCTCTTTGCGTCTGGCCCTTGCCGTTGAAGACTTCACTAAAAGGAAGGTCACCGTCAGGGATTGGGCTGGTCTTCGTAGACGAAGCTACTAACATTCCGCCGGTTCAGATGCTTTGAGCACATACATCATGCTTGCGTACATCTGTGCCAACTCGAACTCATTGTCCAATATCTGATTCAATCGTTGAGCGGTGTCAGCTTTGCATACGAATTCATCGTCCTCATCTTTTATTACGTAGCCGTCGTGAGTTTCGATCATTGACCATCCGTTTGGAAGTCGTTTCAACACATCAATCATTTTAGAGGCACCCGACTTTTGTATAGAGTTTTTGTCGTTTTCGAGCGAGTCCACGCATTGCTCCATTATCGTCGACACAATCAATAACAATCGGATTTTTCTTCTGAGGATGTGGTCGCATGACCCTGCCGATGCGTTGTTGTATTCTTCCGAGAGCTTTTGTCGGAGTCGTGAGTACAACAGTATCGAGTGACGGTAGATCGAGTCCCTCATCCGCAACCGTAGTTGCACAAATGACCTGTATTTCTCTGTTGTTTGCACGTTCCAGCACCTCTGCTCTTTGTTTCTTAGTCATCTTTCCAACGAGCGGCTCTGCAACAATCGTATGTGACCTCAGCGATTCGGCGATGAAAATACAGTGGTCTACACGATCCGATAAGACCAAGATTTGTCTACCTTGATCACAGGCGCTCAATACTCTATCGATGATCTTGTTGTTGCGATGAGTGTCATTCACAATGTGGTTGATCAACTTAGGCCAATCCAAACGGTCTTTAGGTCCAATGTAGTCGGTGAAAAACCACTCGATACTTGGTGGTACGACGTGTCCAGACTTCGTTAGCTCTGCGTTTGTAATCTCGTATACCGCAGGACCAAAATGCCACCACAGTATCGAAGTAAGTCCATCTTCTCGTTCTGGTGTTGCAGTCAGTCCGAGTCTGTATCGGGCGGGCATACAGAACATGACTGAACAGAAGGTATGGGCTGGGACATGGTGCGCTTCGTCAACAATGCAGAGTCCAAACTGTCTCCCAAACTGGTATCGATCCGTGAAGGACATTCGTTCAAGTGTTTGAAAAGTCGCGACGACAATGCGTCCCGTGTCGTCTTTCTTACCCGCGCCATATTGAGTTGCCTTTACATTGAGCATAGTTTCGATGCGGTTCATCCATTGAACTGCAAGGTCGTTTGTGTGTACTAAAACCAGTGCTTTGGTGTCGAACGAAGTCATTGCAGTGACTCCGATGGCTGTTTTACCGGCACCGCAAGGAGCAATCACAACTCCCTCTCCATGATTTCGCTTCCATTCATTGAGAGCGTTCTGTTGATAATCGCGAAGCGAGAATCCGTTTTGAAGGCTCAACGGTGACGCATCAGGCTCTGTTCTCACATCCACGATGTGACCAAGATTCATCTGAGCGGCAGCCTTTCTTGGTACCGCTAACCCTCCACCCCAAGGGTGATCGAACGGTATGGGGTGACATGCATTGATATGAGGGTCTGGAATAGGAACATACTTACCCCTCTTCCTCATTCCGATAGCCAAATTGTATTCAGGGTTTTGAATCTTGAATCGACTCAATGCGTGCTCTGTATTTTCATTACCGGGCGCGAGAAAAACTCCTCCACCCAACGCTACTTTGTTCATCATGCTTCCTTACTTTGTATCTTTAGTATTTCACTTTTTGTCCAGACATACTTTCGTTTGCCTTCGCTCATCAATCGTTTCTTTTCGTAGTTCAACTCTCTGAGTATTTCTGCGATTCTCATCTCATCCCGTCGATTCATCCTTGCTCTTTCAATCTTGAGGCCCTCTTCCATCACCATGGTCATCGTTACGTGGCCCCGATGAATCATTAGGAAGTTAGTGATTGGCTCAACCCAAGGATCATCTTGTCGATAAATCTTGCTGGAGTCGTGTCTCTTGATGTCCATGTCTTTATCGAGGTACCAAGTCTCTCCTGCTCGATATGCAACGATCGCCTCAGCCCACAACTGATCTTTGTTTTCACGAACCCAGTGCAGGTTGACTTCATTAACTTTGATTGGCCAATACCGTCGTGAACCGGTCATGTCGTTTATGAACTGAGCCTCGTTGGTTGTACCAGCGAAGACTACGTGTCGCTTGATGGTGATGGCGTGACGCCCGTAGGCTGGTCGGAAATTGTCTTCCTGAGCACTGAGGAACGCCTTCGTTGCACTGTTGGCTGACCGGCGCACAGAGTCTAACTCTGCCACCTCATAGATCCAAGCGCGAGCAATCTGGCTGTACGAGTTTGCAGAGCCGATGTCGAGCGGTGTGTCTGCAAAGTACTCATCGGTCGCAAGCGTTCGAAACAGGGTGCTCTTTCCGGCGCCTTGATCTCCTGCCAGAATCAACACGCAGTCTGCCTTGCAACCCGGTTGATAGGCCCTCGCTATTGCTTGAATCAGCCACTTCTCGGCCATCTTCCGATTCAGTTCCGTGTCTGGACAATCAGTGGCCTCAATGATCCAAGAGGCCAGACGAGGAGTGCCGTCCCAGTGAATCGAGTCCAACCATTCAATCAGTGGGTTGCGTTTGTTCTCTTCTCCAATGAGTTGAGTGGTCGCGCTTATAGCTGCCTCTGAGTATTCCAGACCGTATGCTCTCGATACCCACAATGCGATTCGCGTATCATCCGTATCCCGGTAGTCTCGGTCATCGATCTTCAGTGTATTGGTGAAGCTGTTGAGCCATACTCGACCTCTCCATCGACGGTCTCGACGAAGAATAATGTACAGGTTGTTTTTATTTTTACGAAACCTACCGGTGGGTTGTCCGTTCCGATCTGTAAACTGATCCATCAGGTCGGTGATTCGACCGTCTGTCTCATTTTCTGGGAGGGTTACTTGTTCGGGTAGTTGATTGGGCTGATTGACGCAGTGTTCGTTTTCGGCAGCATGCAAAAGGTCAGCGAGTCTTCTCTGTCCAGCGGCGAGGACTTCATCTAAATCAGCCATCGTTTGACTCCAGCGGTACGCGGTAAAGGGTGTGTTTGGGAAGTTGGTCACAGATGATTGCTGCGTAGTCGTCGCCGGAAGCATCTGAATCGGTTGCAATGAAAATCTTGAGATCAGTTGGGATGTTGATCTTAGCAAGAGACTTGTAGCTGCCGGACGTTCCAGCGACGATCGCAAGTCGCAGCGACTCACGGTGCGCTTGCTCACATGCTCTCATAAAATCAGTGATGCCCTCGCAGATCAACATTCCGTCTAACGAAGAAACGATTCCACCTCGCATCATTCGTTGCGCAAGTGTGTTCGCCATCAGCAGACCACCGGCCTCGTATCCTATAGGCCATCGGGTCTTGGAGGACGATGGTTGCCGTCCACGAGTGTATGCAACACTACGACAGTGAATGCTTGCGAAAGTGCCGTCAGGCTCAAAGCATGGGGCCGCAACACGATAGATTCCGCCCCACTGATGTGTAAACCACTCTGGATACTTGTAATCGTTAGGCAGCGGAAGAATCCGAACACACTCCGTTGTATCAATCAGCTTCGGAGAAAACCTTCTCTCAATCATCCACTTGCTCAACTGATTGGCAAAGCTCGCAGGCTGTTCGAGGGCAGCCTCGACGGTGGTGCTTGCAGACCACAAACTCTGAAGTTCATCCTCTGGTGGTCGCAGATACCCTTTGGTGGGCATTGGTGTGACTACAGGTCTCTTCTTTGGGTCAGGCTGAATGTGAGACGGAACACCTGACGGGGTGCAGTATCCTTGCTCGGCAAACCAGTCACGAACGACGGACTGCTGATTACGGTCAAGGTTGCCCAGTTTTTGCTGGAAGAAGTGAAACGCGACGAAGTCAACTACGTCTCCCTTGGCGCCACAACGATGACACTGCCACGCTACCTCTGTTCTATTGAAACCAACAGGGCCTCGCTTCTTGTCACTGGACCCCCGCTCCAGCATGCCACATGAAGGGCATGGATAAATCGATGTGCCGTTGCCTCGGCTGTAAGAAAGCTCTGCTGCTGCTTGCGTGATGCGTGCGTTCTTGGCGCTTTGAATCCACATGGTTACTCCTGACAGGTTCCCGAAAGAGCACCACCGGAGTTCCGGTGGGCTCAGTCAGGAGCCCAACTTTTGGGGGGATCAATCCCCAAAGGGCTTGGTTGTGTAGTCGGTCGTTCAACCTTCTACAAACTGTTTTTTGGGGGAACGATCATACCGTCGATACGATCGGCGTCCTGTCCAACGATGCTGTAGTGCATCTTCAGATCAGGCGTGATGGTCAGCACAACCTTCATTCCGGTCATGCGATACACACGATTCATCCAAGACACCACAGTGTCCAAGGTTGGGGCCTTGGCCTCACGCTTGAGGATGCTGCGAAGCCGTGACCGACTGGTTCCATAGATGTAGGCCATCTTGGAGTGCTTGCCTTTTTGCAGGCCACCCATGGCTTGGGTCATCTGGAACACCAGTTGGTAGGTGTCGATTCGCTCGTAGTCTTCGATTTGATCGTCAGTGTTCATAATAAAAGTGGGGCCACCGCCCCGCTGAAACGGTGGCCCCGGTGACTTACTTAGCCGCGTCTTCCCCTTCCCCAAGGAATGAAACGTCTTCGTCAGCCACCAACATCGGCTCGCGAACGGCCTCGACCACTGCCACTTCGAAGGTGATGTTTCCATCACGAGTCTTCTTCGGCAACTTCTCGAAGACCTCTCGGTCAAGCATCGCCAGAGCATCCCCAACGCCCATCTCTTCAAGCAGTTCAGACTGCTTGTCCTTGTTGTTGTTGAGGGCCATTGTTACCGCGTCCAGCAGCACCTTGGCGGTTTGCTCACGGGTGAACCCTGAACGCTTGGCGAAGAGAGCCAGAGCGACCTTCCACGGAATGGTGGATGTAGCCTTGACTGGCTTGGACCTCTTGCCTCGCTTGAGTTTACCAGCGACCTTGACGACGAGGTTCACGTCGATCTCAGTGTTATTGTCAATGTCACGTTTTGCAATCGTGACGGCCTTGCTTGGAATCGCCTTTGTAATGGCGAGTATTTCTTGTGATGTGAGTTCCACAGCACTCTCCTGTATTGGTTTGTTCAAGCTCCCGAGATTGGGAACCAGCGCATTTTTCGTTCTCCTTTGTACGTGACTCGTACTTTTTGAAGCCCTTGCTCTTTTAGGGCTTTTGCTACTTTCATCTCTGTCAATCGTTGCTGCTCCTCCCACCCTTGTGGGTCAACGAACTCAGCAACAGCGTCCGTTGTGATGTCGTACCTTCGGAAGGAAGGCGGGTTGATGTCCAAGTACTCCTTGACCTTGTCTCGAAAGTCTTCAGGCAAGTTGGTCCCGTAGATGAGTTGAGGCTCAATCTTCTTCGACGCTGCCATGATCCCTGACTTCAGTTCCTCCTTGGATGAAACGACACGGTACTTCTGAGCCAAGTAGACGGAGACCTCTGAAAAGTCAGGCTCTGTCATCTTCTTGCCCTTGTAGTACTGGACTCCGTCCCGAGTACAACTGAACTTTCCATTGAGTTTTGTGTCGCTTTTTATTGCCAAGTAAACTTTGTAAGGCCCCTCGGCTTCTTCAATGTCAGTCATTTGTTATCTCCAGTCTTTTTGTAATCCATTGGTTGGTAAGTCTGTCTGTCCTCGAAATAAAATACATGGACCAGAACACTGTGTTTGAGTCTTTTATGAATCCGAGAACAGAAGACATACCAATACCGATGTAAGAAGAAAAATCTACAATCATTTATTGTTCTTCTGTTCTGCTCTGATCTTCAAGTCATCCCAGTGATTGTTTGAAAACCTGTGCTTTCTATAGAACTTCTTAAGAGGAACCCCTTTCTTTCGTGCGTATGATGCTTTGCCTCCGATGAATCTTCGCTCTTTGGCGTTGTCTTCGAGTCCCATCTTTTCCAAGACTTCTTCGTATGATGAGGAATCTTGCCATGCGTCAACGAAGGACTCCCAAGTCCACTCACGCTTTTTGTATGATTGTTGCTTCTTTCGAAGTTTAGTTACGGTTTCAGCCATTACATTCTCCTGTATGGTCTTCGATTATTATTTGGTTCACCCATGTCTGTCAAGTCTGTTTTTTCTTTACAGCTTGTCCTCCCTGACTCGGAGCACAGCCTCGACCTCTGGTGTCTTCTTCATTCGTTGCCACTCTTGGTTCCGAATCCGGTCCTTCGCTACGCGCGCCAAACGATGCAGCCCTTGCTTCTGAGCTTCAATCATTACTTGCCGAACGTCGTAGCCTTCACGTACCAGTTGCTCCCAAGGCACACGCCTCTTGTGGAATCGTTCATCAGTAAGGTCCATCACTCACCTCCAGTGTTTGTAATGTATGGCAGTTTGTTTAAAAGTCACGGTCATGTTCTGTCCGCAACTGCTCTTGAAAAAGCTCCAGCAGGGAGTCAACCTCCCAGTCTGTAAGCTCAACCTCAACGCGACCCTGTTTGCTCTGAAGGTGCGCTGAGTGTACCTCGATGTGAGCGCCAAGGCCCACGTCGTTCTCTTCTGGTAGGAACCGTCCGAATACATCGATGAGTTGCTCCTCGATAAGCTCGCCGGTCTGCTCGTCTTCAATCTCTCGAACCAACTCAACAGAGATGTTGCAGGGGTCGAGCGGGAGAAGAGTTGATCTATCGTGCCACATGATGGCTCCTGTATGCTGTAGTGGGGGAGGTATGACACCAAAGTACTGAACTCTGGTGTCGGGGTCAAGGTTTCTTTGAGATTGCAGTCTGAAAGACCTCATTGAGCTTTGCGACCGCAGGCCCCACCTCATTCTTTGCTTTCTGCATCAACTCAGTTTGCTCTCTAATGAAAGCAACAAACCTGTCTTTCGCTTCCGTTTGGCTAATCGTCTTACTCTCAACCAGAGTCGTAAGAATCGATACATGGCTGTCCAAGCCCCTCTTGCACTCGGCATTTAGCTTATCGATACGCTCTTGATTCGCTTTCTTTTCAGCCTTGACGGCATCAATCAGGGCCAGTGGCACATCTACTTCGGTCATGATTACGCCTCCACTTGGATTTTGTTTTGAGCAGAACCCGTCAATCGTTGAAGTAAAAGCGCAAGGTCTTGCTGGGAGAACAGACTGAAGTCCATCAGTGCATCACCAATCTGGTCCTCGAATACTTGCTGTTGCTGCTCTTTCGAAAAGAGTGGGTTGCCCAGCGTGTTCAGGTTCATGTCAGTGAGCGCATCCATTTCCCGGCAGTGCATGACGATACGAGTGATCGCGTCAGGCCAGCCAGACTCGACATCAATGATCATCGACTGTTCTTTCCGCTCTGGTGGTTCGTCAGTCAATGGTCGGTCCTTCATCATCATAGTATTCAGGACAATGCGAGCAAGACTGCCTCGCCTTTCACACGTCACCACCAAAGCATTTTTGTTGAAGTGGCCTGCTGCATGGTACAGGCTGGCGGTGAGAGACACGACGAGCCGCGAACC